TTGATCAAATGTTATTCTATCTTGCATTAGCGGGATCTGCTTTTAAGAAAATATACTTTGATGCTCAAATGCAGAGAGCGGTAGCAAAGTTTGTTCCCGCAGAAGATCTAGTAGTGCCTTATGGAGCTACAGACCTTGAGTCATGTGAAAGAATTACACAAATTATTCGTATGTCAGAAAACGATTTACGTAAAAAACAGATTACAGGTTTCTATAGAGACGTTGAAGTTTTTCCAACAAGTGAAGAACAAAGTGATATTCAAGAAACTTACGACAAAATTGATGGTGTTAAGGGCATGAGTAATGATGATGAGATGACTTTGTTTGAAATTCACTGTGATTTAGATTTAATTGGTTATGAAGATATGGGGATGGACGGAGAAGAGACAGGGATTAAGCTTCCATACATCGTTACTATTGATGAAGGTTCAGGAAAGGTGCTTTCAATCTACAGAAACTATGAAGAAGAAGATGCTTTAAAAGAAAAAAAGCAATATTTTGTTCATTATAAGTTTTTACCAGGCTTAGGCTTTTATGGTTTTGGTTTAATTCACATGATTGGTGGATTATCTCGCACTGCAACTCAATCTTTACGTCAATTATTAGATGCAGGAACTCTTGCAAACTTACCAGCAGGTTTTAAAACTCGTGGATTACGTATAAGAGACGATGATCAACCTCTTCAGCCAGGAGAATTTAGAGACGTTGACTCTCCAGGTGGAATGATTCGTGAAGCTATTATGAATTTACCTTACAAAGAGCCGTCTCAAACACTTTTTGCCTTAATGGGCTTTTGTGTAGACGCAGGAAGACGCTTTGCAGCTATTGCTGATCTACAAATTGGTGAAGGAAATCAAAATGCAGCTGTAGGAACGACTGTTGCACTCTTAGAAAGAGGCACTCAAGTCATGTCAGCGATTCACAAACGCTTACATTACGCTCAAAAGATTGAATTTAGACTTTTAGCTGGCGTATTTAGAGATTTTTTACCGCCAAGTTACCCTTATAAAGTTGTAGGCGCAGATAAAGAGATAAAAACAGAAGATTTTAATGATGATGTTGATATTATTCCAGTATCTAACCCAAATATTCATTCTTCAGCACAAAGAATTGCTATTGCACAACAAGAATTACAATTAGCGACAGCAGCTCCTCAAATTCACAACCTAAGAGAAGCATATCGTAGAATGTACGAAGCTTTGGGCGTTAGAGATATCGATAATTTACTAATTCCTCAACAAGAACCTTTAGCAATGGATCCTGCTATGGAAAATTCACAAGCATTATCTCTTGCTGAGTTAAAAGCTTTCCCTGGACAAGATCACGACGCACATATTAAAGCTCATTTAATATTTGGTTCTTCTCCAATGGTTCTAGCACAGCCTCAAGCTGCAACGGAGATTCAAAAACATATCTTGGAGCATATTTCAATCAAAGCAAAAGAAATTGCTACTTCAGAACTAGAGAGCTATCCACCAAACATGAATGAAGAGCAAGTACAGGTTCAATTAAATGCTCGTATGGCACAATTAATTTCACAATTTATGGCAGAGCTAAAAGAAGCTTCTGCTCAACTATCTGGTCAGGGTGGTCCTGATCCTGTTGTACAATTAAAACAACAAGAACTACAGTTGAGAGCACAAAAAGATCAAAATGATGCTCAGGTTGATGCACAGCGTGTAGCATTAGAACAAGAGCGTATTAAACGTAATGATCAAAATATTCAAAAGAAAATAAATTCTTCTGAGGATATAGCTGAGCTCAGAGCGAGAGTCAATGTTGAGAAATCGAGGAACAGATAATGTCTATTGATATTGAAAAGTTATTAAAAAGAACAACTTTGTATAGTCCTAACAAAATAATTAAACCAAAAACTGTGAAAATATCTTCTTCAAAGAAAACAACAAAGAAAAAGGCTAAGAAAAAGACTACACCGAAGGTTAAAAATAGATATAATCAAAAGATGACTGCTGGCTCAAGATCAGGAGTTGGACGATTACAAAAAATAAAAGGAATGGCGTAACATGATGAAAGATATGAAAAACAAAAAACCTATGAAAAAGAAAATGGGTGAAAACGGGGACATGAAGTTAAAAGGCTACATGAGTGGCGGACCTGTTGAAATGCCTATGCCTGGGCCTTCAGGAGAAAGCACAATGCGTGGTATGGGTGCTGCAACTAAAGGCGGCAAGTTCAAAGGTGTCTTCTAAAAATAAACGTAAAGGTTTAAGTGGTGGAAAGAAGTTCGGACCGCCACCTAAAAAAGGACCTGATCCTCAGGGTAAAAAAGCGAGGAATTTGAAAGGGGTGCAGAGATGAAAGCATGGAATTGGATATGGGGTAAGTGGAGTAAACTTAATCCTCACGGTAAATGGGCTATTGGAATTGTAGTAGCTCTTGTGGTCTACAATTGGTGGATCGCATAGATGTTATCTAAATTATTAGGCGGATCTCTAGTGGACACTGTCGGTAAAGTTATCGACAGTGTTCATACTTCTGAAGAAGAAAAATTAGCTGCAAGAAATAAACTTAAAGAATTAGAGAACGAAATTAATTCTAAACAAATGGATATTAACTTAGCTGACGCTAAGTCTACAGCAGGTGGTCTATCTGGAATGTTACAACGGTCGTGGCGCCCCCTTATCGGGATGTCCTGTGCGTTAGCTATATTGTGGGAATTTGTGTTGAAGCAATTTATTGCTTTCTTTTTAGCTGCTTTTAGTGTTCAACACGCTCCGTTACCTGCACTTGATTTAGGGGTTTTGATGCCGCTTGTCATGGCCCTCCTCGGAATGTCCGGAATCCGCAGCTTCGAAAAATTAAAGAAAATAAATTCTGATAAATAATGTGCCAGGGATGCGATTGTTCAGATGACTGTCCAAATAAAACTAAAATGCTAGACAGATGCGGTAAATGTGACTGTATTTGTCATGAAGGAGCCACGTGTAATTGTGAATGCGCTATTTGTGCGTGCTTATCTTGTTTAACTAAACATGGAGAAATAAATGGAACTACAACTAATACAAAAAATTCTAGACAGTTTAAAGAACCAGAAAATTAATCTAGAAGACGCAATCTTAACAGGCAGTGTTGAGGACTGGAATAAATATCAGTATTTGACAGGTCAATATAATATGCTACTAAGTATACAGCGGGATATAAGAGATATCCTGGAAAAAGCAAAGGTAAATGATGACAACTAAGGAAAAAAAGAGTCAGGAACTTCCTGACAAAGTTTTTGCTTTGGAGAACGCATACAAGAAAAAGCAGGATCAGTTTTTAGATCCATCAAAGCTTCCAAGCAAATTAATTGAAAGACTTCCTCAACCTACAGGTTGGAGAATACTAATACTACCCTACATGGGACAAGCTAAATCAAAAGGCGGAATTATCCTTCCTGACGAAACAAGAGAGCGTGAGCATTATGCAACAGTATGTGCTTATGTTTTGAAGGTCGGCCCTGCCGCATATCAAGACAAAGACAAATTTCCACACGGCCCTTGGTGTAAAGAAGGCGATTGGATTTTATTTGGAAGATATGCAGGCGCAAGATTTAAACTTGAAGATGGCGAATGCCGTATTATTAACGACGATGAAGTGATTGGCACAATAAAAGAGCCTAGCGACATCGTTCATGTGTGAGGAGTAAATCATGGCTGAAGCAGCACAAAATACCGACAATATGCAAGATATTGAAATTGATGTATCTGAGCCAAGAGGTAAAGATTTAATTAATCAAGAGATTTCAAAATTAAAAAATGACACAGGAGAAGTTGAAGTTCAGGTAGAAGAGAAACCAGTAAAAGAAGAACCTATTGAAGTTCAAACAAAAGAGGAAACAGAAGAATCCTCCGAAGATAAAAAAGACAAATATCAAAATTATAGTAAAGATGTTCAAAAACGAATTAACACATTAGTTCGTAGAGCAAAAGAAGCTGAAGAAAGAGAAACAGCTCTTGCTAATAAGTTAAGGCAGGTAGAGCAACAAACTTCTCAAACTCAGTCTCAGTATAATACGATGCAGGATGGCTACTACAACGAATTTAAAACTCGTGTAGAAACTCAACATGTTTTAGCAAAGGATAGCTTAAAGAAAGCATATGAGAATAATGATCCTGATCAAATTATCGCAGCTCAAGAACTATTATCACGAGCAACTCTTGATAAAGAAAGATTAGCCTTAGCAACTGCTGATCGTGAAAAAAGAGTTCAAGCTCCTCAAGAACAAGAAATTGTTACCCCTCAACCACAGGTAGCGCAGGAAACTGCACCTCCGCCAGATCCAAGAGCAAAAGATTGGGCAGAGAAAAACTCGTGGTTTGGAAGTGATGAGGCAATGACCTATACAGCTTTTTCAATTCATAAAAAATTAATTGAAGAAGAAGGGTTTGACCCGAACTCAGATGAATACTATAC